CCCCGGCCAACCAGAAAATTAGCGACTTGCACTACACCGGTGTAGCCCCCGCTTTCCTTTTTGTGCGTTTTCTAATCCATTTTCTGTCCGGCAGCGCCAGCTCCGCTCTAATTTATCTGATCATGTTCGCGCTTGAACAGGGCCTCTTCTGGAAAGCTTTTACACTGCTCCCAGCCCTGGCAGCCGTATACTGCGGAACCACGCTGCTCCTCCTGGCCGCTTCACACGAGTTCGCCATGCCCTCGTTCCATTCCGGAATGCACGATTGGGCCACCCGGGCTTACTCGAGCGTCGACCGTTTCTTCTGCCGGTTCGACCAGTTTTTCTACGGAGGCCGCAAGATCCTGGAAAAACATTACGATCCCATGGTGGGGGATCGCCCCTACATGCCCTTCGGCAACGTGTACGCCAACGTTAAACGAAAATATCTCGCGTTGAGCTGCACTTGCAAGAGGACGTATGAGACGGTCGTTGACGTCTGCAAGAAATATATCACCCACTTCGGCTCTTGCAAAATCAACCTTGAAGCCAGCATTTGGACCAGGCAGTTCAACGCTATGTGCTTCCCCGAGACAAAACGAGCTGCAGACTTCGTCGCTTTCATTCGCAACGATTTCGCTAACTTTTTAGCGAACTTACCTGACTATATCAGACGCGCGAATATCGATTTTTCTTGGGACACTTTTCTTGCGGAATCGGCCCCCGCCAAAAGGGCAGTGTACAAACGAGCCCGCGAAGAATTTCTCCAACGACCGAAATGGCAACCGAAATTGAAATTTTTCTCAAAATCGAACGAAGTACACCACGGCGGCGATCCTCGCCCGCGAAACATCGCTTGCTTCGACGAGGTTACCACGGCTTTTGGCGCTTACATAGCGCGCATCTTCCTCAAATTGCTCAAACAGCACCACCCCGGCATCGTTTCTGGTTGCAATCTAGAAGAACTGGGGAAGAAGATCGGGACTGCGCAATATGTGGCCGATATTAACTCGCCCAATTGGTACATGGCGGACGGGAGCGGCTGGGACTCACACCAGCACAAATATCTCCAGAATGAGGTGGATCGGCCGTATGCTCGAGCGATGCTGGATGCCATCACCCCGTTCCTAGACATCCCGCTCTACGCCGTCCCAAAACTCGCGGACACCCTCCTCTCCGAGAAAATAGTCGCCACAACCGAGCTGGGCGATCGGATCGAGGTCTTGGCCACAGTTTTGTCCGGCAACCCCTGGGCGACCACCCCCTTCAACAGCCTCCGAAACAGCCTCGCGCAATATTACGCCATGGCTGTAGCCGGTACGCGCGGCGTGGCTTTTGTTTCTGGCGACGATTCACTCTGCCTCACGGTCGATAAGATAAACACCGAGGCTTATTGGAAGGTCTTCTCAAAATCGTCGATCCGGAAATACGGCATCGGATATCTGATGAAGGATTTCAAGATGGGCTACCTTCACGAAATGGATTTTCTCTCGAAAAATTTCGTCACGCTGAACCAAAAAGTCGAAGCTTACAGGAAGGCCTCGAAGGTAGCAGTTTCTGGTGTCGTGAGCTCCAGCATCAGCAAAAATCTCACGGTAGCGGACTTCTGTCGTATGCAAATGCTGCAACTGGCTGACCTGCCGAGAAGACTCTCAGCGGCGTACGAGCGTTTCGCAGCAAAAGCCGCCCCGCTACTAAAACCCGCTCTTCTGGAAGCAATGAAGTTCGACTGGAGCTACAAGCTGTATATGAAAGTTCGCAAGCTGAAACTCGACGATCTCTACTACACGCTCCACCCCCCTATCATTGCTCCACCAGCGGAAGACGTCTTCTTCGGCGGCGCCAAGGCAGCCGCTACGGAGAAGCCAAAGCCGTTCTCTTTCAGCGCTTGGCACTCTATGCGCCCCACACGCCGGCGTCAACGGTTACACGGTTCCCATAAACGTTGGAACCAGCGCAGACTGTACTTGGCCCAGAGCCCGTCGGTCGAGAGAGAATGTTTTGAAACGGCGGACCACAAATTCCGCCGTGGTTACGCGGAGTGGTGCGCCACGCGCCTGGAACGAGATAGCATCGACACCCGTTCTTGGCTCAAAGCACTGCGCGGACTTCGGAGGGGTCCCCTGAAGCCTACGCTTCGGGCCCGCGACAGAGCTCCGAGAAATATGGTGGGCTCCGCGAGAGCGGAGCACCCAGCGGCCGCTGCCAGCTCGAGGTAGTTGCGCCCCTGGGACAGCGGGAAGCCTATAGGCTCCGCTGTCCACAAAACGCGCGCCCAATAAGCCCGCGTCGGTCCGCTGAAGAACGGGCATATTCGTGTAGAAAGCACGATCGCTAGGCCCTTTTCTAGCGCCGCCAGAATACGTGATGATACTGGAAAAGAAAAACAGCATTATCGCTATATCTAGGCCGTAGCTTGAAAAGAAGGCACATGAATTTGTGCAAACAAAATTCTCTAGCAGAGCGGAAGGTGAACCGCATATGCTCCGCTTCTTCAGCGGAAAGCCTGGAGCGCGCTTAGAGACGCTCCTGTGTTCTAGCCGTTCTGCGGCTGGACTTCCGATGCGCAGTTCCCCCCACGCGAACTGTTCTGCGCTTGCCCCGTTACAGCAAATGCTGACGTTTGGCAAACGGAAGTAAAACTCCCAAGCGTGCTTAGATCCTCGGGCTTACCACAATTAGCCAACATCGAGGATGGGGAAAAAAAAAAAAAAAC